TTTCCTTGTGATCTGAAGTGACGACATACTGTTTCACCCATGGTCCTGAATACTCCTTTCTCAACAAATGCATTGTTGACGAATGGGTAACCTGGTGAACGTCTGGTTGCTTCATAATACTCTGTTGGAATTGCAATTTGTATTCCGATTCTTGGATAACCATATCCCTCTGCATCAGATGTATCAAATGCAAATAATCTTCCGATCTCTGATGAGTCGGAGGCATTGCTTGGTGCATCCTTGCTTGGAATGAATGGAATTCCATATATAGAGTCTACATGAATACCTACTCCAGTACCCTTAAATGATTGGATACCGTTTACATCAATCTGTACTAAGCTTTCACCGTATGGGTTTGGAATACGGACTGAAGGCATGTATAGACCTTGTATCTCGGAGTAAACTTCGTGAGATCCTAGGAATACGTTTGGGTCTTTACCTGCTGCGACTCTAATCTTTCGTAAGAAAGCTCTTAGTGTATCGTCAGTAAGGACACCATTTGTTCCAATAGTACCTGAAGCAGATTCAACAGTACAATCGAAAGATGTACCACTATCTCTGTCGATGGTTGCGTTTGCAGCCCATGGATCGTAGTTGCCTGTTTGTGAACCACCAGTTACTGCTTCTTCAGCACTGGTTGATACAATTCGGTCTAGAGACTCAAAGTCTGCTGTTCCGGTCCAAGCTCCACTTGCATCTGCTGCTTGCTTTTCGACATCTGCGAGTAACATTCTGTTGAGGAATTCTTTGTGCTGCACAGCCATGTACAATCTGAGTGAACCTAGTCCACCCCAAATATCGTCACGACTATGTGTTGCTAACCATTCCATTACCTCTGATGCTGAGAAAGGCAGTTGTGCTGTCTTTGGTCTAACATCAATTTCTTGAAGTGTTGGTTTGATGGTTTGTGCAATTAAGCCACCCTCTGATGTACCACCTAATACTGTGTTAGAATTAGTTGTATTCAGAACTGGCTTTGCAGTTATGACCCTCCATCCTGATTTGTCCCAAGGATATTTTGGTAAGATACCAAAAGCGTTTGCCTCTAAGTTGAGCTGAGCCCATGCATATGCTCCATAGATAGCGTTGAAAACGCCAACTGTTGAAGTTGTGATTGGTGCATCTGCCTTTCTCAATAGGTTTCTATTATATCCATAATAGAGTGCTTCTAGTTCGTCAATGGTTTTAATTTGTACCATTATAGACCTACCTCCTCTGGTGTGGGTTTGTAATATTTACCACTTAGGATGTTTTGTGCTACTTTGCTGAGACCTTCATAACCTTCAGATCGTGCATCTTTCAGTATTGGACTATAATCCTTTGAAAAGGATTTGTCAACTGTTTCTAATGCACTACCAGGTCTTGGTGTCTCAGTAGAGAACTCATGTTGTGATTTCATAACCATTTCTGGTTGTGAACTCTCAACAATATCTTCTTCCTCACTAGCCTTATGCACAGGTTTTTCCTGCATTTTGAGTCCTGCTGGGTCTTTCTTTGGGGGATTTTTAGATCTCCTGTCAGAATCCAGTCCAACTTGATCTCCTACTGGGTAGGGGTCATTTGGAGCAGTCACTTTAGCACCAACATCATCTCCACCTTGAGTTCCTTTCGGACTCAATGGTAAATCGCTGGGTGTTTCGAGTGCTTTGACTCTTTGATGCATTTCGGTAATAGCTTTTTCTACACCTTGCTGTGATTCGGCTATGGATTGAACTACATCTGCTAGAGTATCAATACTCTTTGCAACTGTACTTTCATAAGAAGCTTGTTCGCTTTCGTCAGATTTAGTGATCTCTACTTGATCAACTTGTTCTTCGTCTGCCATAGTTAATCTATTTAAAGATTATGGGGTTTATATATATTCTTATACTTGATTATTAAGGCTTTCTTATATAATTTGAATACATCTGTACCTGGCTTTGATGCTGGTATTTGTTGTTTATTAGGCTCTACATCAGTACTTTCGTCTTGTGAATCGGTCTGATAGGCACTTTTTGTTTCTTCTTCTATAACTTCTGTTACCTGTGCTGATTGACCAGGATCTTGCTTATAACCTGCATCATGTCCTAGACCTCTTTGACTGCCCATATTCATGCCTCCTATACCTTCTTCTGCTTTTGCTTCATAATCATACTTGCCACTATCTGGGTTGTAATTTTGTAATTTATGTGGTTTTCGTGTGGGTTTTTCAATTTTTGCTCCTTTATGCTCCTCAACAGTTTTTCCACATACAGAACATTCGTCTTTTGATTCTGGATACATAATATTTCTTACATGAGAACCATGCCTATTTGGATCAAATTCATGTGGTTTAGTTGCAGTTGGTTTTCTCCAATCATCATCTTGAATCTCTGCTTTTAATTTCTCGTCATCAGCTTTACCAGATTCCATTGCTGCACTGTCTATTTTTTTTTGCTCTTCTGGTGTTGCAGAACTAATATTTGCATGAAAAGCATCTGGATCTTTTTTATGTTCAGCTAACATCAGTGCAGTATATTCATCCATGTTGTCTTCGTCTTTCCAACGTTCTTCTCTACTAAGGTTTTTCTCATCATCACAGAATGGACAGTCTTCTTCTGCTTTTTTCCTTTCCTCGTTCCATTCTCTTGCTCTTCTCTCTGCACTTTCTTTATCTGTTTCTTTGTTCCAACTGTAAGAGATTGTATATTTAGGTTCTTTTGCTTTTGCTTCCTCTCTCTCCTTACGATCCAAGAAATTATGTCGTTCGTGAGTTGCGTTACGCTCTTCACTAACTCTACCTGAGTTGTCTATAGTTTCCATGTATCCAGGATTGCCCTCTGTGTGTTCCCAAGCATATTGAAAGTTGTCTGGACTATGTTTTCGAGGTATGGCTACCTTTGGGTGTTGCCTTGTCATAGGTAAAGATTCGTCATCATCTGTATATACGTAATTATTAGTCGGTTTTCTTGTTGGACTCTGTTTACCTGAAACTGCATCTTTCTCTTTTAACCATGATTTGTATGTTTCTGCATTTTCTTGTGATATAGTACCCTGAGCTTCTCTTCTATGTCTAATGTGGTCGTCATGCATTTTAGTTTCTTTACCTCCTTGCAATATTCCAAACGCTGATGGGTGTTTATAGGTAGCAGAGTTCCTACCATCAACCTCAACTTTTGGAAGAGAAATATCTGCTTCTATCTCTCTCATCGTTGCTGCTGTTTCTTCATCATATCTTTCTTTCCTTTCTTGTCTTTCCTTTTTCTTTTTCTTTGCATCTTCATTAATCTGTCGTAATAACAAAGCCAATTCTATCTGTGTCTGTTTTTTTTCTTGGTGTTCTGGTTGTGGGTGTTCCTTTACCCATCTCTCAAACTTTTGTGAGTCAGTTTCTTCTTTCTTCTCTAACCATGATTTGTAAAATGATTTATTTTCTTTTCTAGTCTTATCATCAAACTCGTCCTTACCCTCTGAATTATCCATTCTTTCATCAAAACAATTATCACAAAGACCCTCATCTTTTCCTCTACTAAATCTTGGATCAGATTTTTTATCATTCGGATTCCATAATGGATATTTAGATTTTCTACCACAGTTTGTACAAAACTTTCCTCCTCCTCTGTCGTACTGAGCCAAATCGGGCTTTTTTTCATCTTTATCCCAATCATCTTTCTTCTCTAACCATGCTTTGTAAAATGATTTCTTTGATGTTTTTGGATTTTCATCAGTATCATCATCGTTCTGCATATCTGTAATCCATTTTGGGTCTGGTTCTCCCGGAGCAGGAGGTGATGCACACTCATCACATATTCCAAAAGGTCTTCCTAATGGATTTTCATATAATATTCTAGGTTTGGTTTTACCACAACTAGTACATTTAATTGGTCTATTCATCTCTTTGGATTCTTTATCTTCTGCATCCCAATCTCTTTTCTTTTCTAACCATGCTTTGTAAAATGATTTACCTAGATTTTTATAATCTTTTCCATATTCATAATCATCATCATCATTTGAATCTTCATAATCTTCTGGATCATCTGATACTTCTTCCGTTGTATCAGTAGTTGTTGGTTTTTCTGGTTTCGCTCTACTTTTTCTTGGTTTCGTTAGTTTTACTTTAGGTCCTTTTTTTTCACCTGTTTTAGGATCTATTGATTCTCTCTCTTTTTTATCTGCTTCTCGTTTATCTGCTGCTGCTTTTCTATCTGCAATGTATTTCTTATATCTAGCGTTGTGACCTTCTTCGTCTAGCTTTCTGAATTCTCCATAACTAGTTACACTTTCTGTATTTCTTTCTTCTTGTAATTTTCTATTAGCTGTCTGCATCCTTTCTTTCATCTCATCCAAATCAACTCCAATCTTCTTTGAACTACTTGCACCCTCTTCTCGTCTTAGTTGTGTCTTTCTTGATACTGGTTTATCTGGTTTTATATCTTTTGGTTGTAGATTAGTTACTGTCTTTGTTTCCGGTTGTTTGCTATGAAACTGTCTCTTTCCCCGTGCCTTTGGTATCTTAATGTTTACAACCCTACCTTTTGGATTTGACCTACTATCAGCAGTAGAACCTGAAAGTGTACTATGGGATCCAGGAACTCCATCAATTCCTTCTTTTAACTGCTGTTCTTGTTTATCTTTTGCGTCTTTTTTATCTTGTCTTCTTTGCTTTTCCTTTTCATAATTTCTTTTTGTTCCTTTCCTATCTAATCCTCTTACAGGTTTTTTATCAATCACTCTCTTCTTTGTACCAGTTTCATCAAGATCCTGTATTCTTATTTCAGCAGTTGACTCTACTTTTCTAGGTGTACCTGTAATTGTTGTACCTACCTCCTTACCTCTAGTATCATGTTCTGTTCTTGTTGTATATTTTCCTCTACCACGTTTTCTACCTGCTCTTCTTGTAAGTTTTTCACTTATTGGTTTCTCTTTTACAAGCTTATCCTTTGCATCAGCAGTAGTAAATCCAGTTCCCTGTGTATATGTTTCTCTATCTTTTTGCTCCTTTAAGAATTTCTCTTGTAGTTTTTTCGACTCTGGGCTATTCCAGGGTATATAACCTTTCTTTGGTTTCTTCTTCTTTGCTTTATCTATCTGATTAAATAGATATTCATAATCAAGCGACATCTTTACCACGTTTCATTCTACTATTAGCAGTATCTCTTGGTTCTGTCCATTCTACTTCTCCTGTATTCATGCCACCGAATTCTCCGTCTTTAACTCTCATTAAAAATGATTTTTTTTTCTTCTTTTTCTTTGCTGCATCAAGTTTTTCATCAAGATCACGATAGTCTAATGCACCATGAAGTCCTCCCAATCCACCTTTCTTCTTTCTCTTTTTCTTCTTTTTTTCTGCTTGTTCTTTTTGATCAATATGTACAGCTTCCCATGAATTAGATAACAATGGTTCTTTTCTTAGTAGAAAATCTAATGATTTTAATCGTGATAGTATGTTTGTAATGGTTGCTGCATCCTTTCCTCTTCTTTTTCTTTTTCGTCTACTTGGCACTTGTTGTTGTTCCCAATTTTCTTTATCTTCTTTAAACTCATCACTATAACCTTTTAACATGAAATTTAATGATTTTAATCGTGATAATATGTTTGTTATTATTGCTTTCTTCTTCTTAGGATATGGTGAACCACTACCTGACCAGCCGACTTCTCCTGCATCATTCTGTTCTGCTCCATGACCTGTTCCAACTTCTCTCTTAGGTTTTTTCTTACATTTAGGATCTTTACACTTTGGATCTCCACACTTACATCCTTTTGGTCCTGTATGTTTTTTACCCATACCACCCTCGTCTGTGTCTTGGTTATACATACCATGTCTATCTCCGTCTGCGTTTGACCAATCTTGTCCTTTCTTGGTATGGTGAGATCGATGTGTTTCAAACTGATCCATTCTTTGCTTGTCAAACCCAGATGCAGTGGGGTCTTTTGGATTCTTTACCATGATTGTTGCATCTCTTTGTGCTGCACCACAAAACTCACATTTTTCTGGCTTGTCATGTCCTGCTTTCTTTGAATCTTTTGGTGGGTGAAATCCCTCTACCACACCTTTCTTATACTTTTTACCACAATTTGTGCAAACGCCCTCAGTATCAAACTCATGTTCTTGATATGTCATAGCTGGAAATCCGTCTTTCTTATCACAACTTCCGTCTTCACAATCTTCTCCTTTATCCTTTGGATTTACTAAGTGTTTTGGTGTTGGTGGTCTTACCTTACCTGATTGAACTGCTCTATCTTCATCTAGTAAAGTTCCAGCCATTTCATCTGAAACCTTTTGTATTTTTGCTTGGTTTTCTAATGGTGTTTCACTTGGTTGATCATGTGTCTTATCGTCATAAACCAATGCTTCGTTTCTCGCTTCTGGTGCTTTAAGCCCTGCTTCCTTGTTATTCTTATCAACAAAGCAACCAAACTTATCACATTTAATCAACATTCTACCATCTCCTAAATCAACTCCATCTACTGCTGCTTTCGCTAATGTGTTATATTCTGTAATAAGTGCAAGTGGTACTGCTGGATCTCTGCATACTGCGACCTCATAATGTTCTAAATCCTTTAAACTATATGCTATGGAACCGTCTTTCATTCTCATTGGTTCTCTATCTGATTTTGTTGCTCCACCGAAACTTAATCCCTTATATTCACCTGATTTGATTTTTTGCCAAATATCATTGTCTAATTCATAATTCTTATGTATCTTACCTGTAACCTTTATTGCAGGATATACTTCTCCATCCTTATCTCTGTATTCCACTTTTGAATAGTTTATTCCTTTTCCTATTATTCTGTTACTATGAGTGTCGGATATTGGAGCTCCCCTGTCTATCCAAACAGGTAACACTTTCATCAATTCATCTACTATTGTGACTTCTCCCTGCTTGTCCTTTACCTGTACTGTAAGATAACCCTCAAAATACCTTTCTCCACTATTAACTGCTGTCAATCCTTTCGTGGTAAGGTTTCTGAAGAATACTGCTTCTCCCATATAAATCTTAGATTAACTCTAATTTATAAGTATTTAGTGAGTGTGTTGGGAAAAAATACACACAACACTTGTCTATCCTTATTCGCTAGACTCTTTCTTTGCTTTAGTCACTACATAATCAGCAGTAAATCCAACTGTCAGACCAACTAATACAATTCCTGCATCAGTTAAACCGTCAACAATTTGGACTTGTGCGATAGCCAGAGCAGCAAAAGTAGCGACAATCAGTGATCCTGCTAGTCGTCTTACAGAGTAAGCTTCTCCTTCAGAATGTAACCAGCCTCTTAGTGTGTTCAGACCTGCTCCTATTGCTGATGCAATAGCGACAAGTATCAATGCTTCCATATTCACCCACACAGATATCTGCTATTTAAGGATTTGTTATTTTTGTCTATTTTTTCTTCTAAACGTCTGATCTCATTAATTAATATATCTACCATTTTTGTCATTTATTGGTTTTAGTATTTTTTCGTTAATCATTCCCATTATGATATTAGGGTTTTCTTGTACAAACATAGTAAATAAAAAATCTCCACCTGCTTTTCCTACAAACTTACCACAGTTATAACATATCCAAATCTCATGAATACCATCACCATACCCGTAACGTTTTTTTCCACATTTACACTTTTTACCCATATTGTTGAAAGAAACATTTATATTAATAAGGATTGTGTTGAGTAATTATGGGGACATCTATTTATGTTTATGAAAACAATGATCAATATCTTACACAATATAAGAGATTAGATAAAGAAGTCATGTTTTCTGCACCTATTATTGATATTTTTCTAAAACCTAATAAGAAACTATGGGTTGTTACAAAAATAACAAAACATAAGGAACGACCACAGTTGGGAAGAAGTATTGTTCATTTTGTCAATGGTACTACATATGAGTATAAAGAGGGGGATGAACTGGTAATAAAGAAAAAAGAAATAAAATATAATCCAAAAAGTGGCAATATAGAGTTTATTCCAAAGAAACTCAGAAAAGCAGAATTAGAGATAAGAGTAGACCGTTTTTACGGTGATAAACCAAAAAATAAAAAAGAAATAGATAACTTGCAGAGTTTTTACGATATTTCAAGAGACAGGTTAAACTTCATCTTACAGGTAAAAAATGGTATTCAAAATTGATTTTATCCTTGGGGATGTTGAAGAACTCCTAAGAGAGACAAATCAAAAACTTTCAAACATTGAAAAACTGTTAGAATTCTTAATGCTTCCACCAGACTTGGCTAAGTATCATGATTGGAAAGGAGATGTTAATGATATACCTCGAAGAAAACTTAATGACCAAGATTAGTAAGTTTTTTATATTGTAACTTTGTGTCTAATAACTCCTTTACAATTTCTTCCCATTCGGTCTTGAGTTCAGGATGAGTTTTTGATATGGTATCCTCTTGTAATTTTGCAAGAATAATAATGGTCTTTTCTATACGATAAGACCTTTTGTTCAATTCTTCCACATTTTTTTGTATTAGTTCTAGACAATCCTGCCTCTTTTTAAATCGGCTTATAAAACTTGCTGCTAGACCAGACAAAAATATACCTATGACTATAAGTATAACTTCATAGCCAAAGTTGGAAAATATTTCTTCTACCATGCATTTATTGTATCTTCTTTATATTTAAATTATCTTCTGAATGAGGTTGTTGAATCATTCATAGTAAAGGCAAAGTCCTTACCATGCTTCTTTCTCATGCTTTTCCAAAATGGGTCTTCCCGACCATGATGATCTTCTCTTATTCTCTTCATTATTCTTTGATAACAAATTCTACAAAATCTGGCGTTTATATTCTCTATATGAAACCTATATTGTCCACAATCATAGCACATTCCATAGTATTTCTCGCCTACTGGCACTAATAATGCCTCTCTTCCTTTCTTTCCAGCACAGTCACCACATATATCTATGAGTGTTGCCGACACTGCATCCTTGGAGAAACACATGAAACATATACCTTCCTTGTAGTTATTTACTGCCGTTTGTTCGTGTTTTTGGTGTAATTCCCACAGTTTTTGCCCGATATACGAACCGGAATTTATATTGAGTTTGGTTGCCATTACTTCTCAGCAAGTGTTATTTTCTTTAAACAATCCTGTAATAACAGATAAACATTGTTGGTAGCATAGTCATTAGTAGATACTTTTCTACTCATCTTCCTTATATCTTCTATTGTATCGTCAATAAGTTTATAGTTTGGGTGATACACGTTTGGTATGTTTACCTCTTTTGCCTTGTATACATTCACTTCTCCGAGTTTTACTTTTACAGTAGCCTTTGTAATTTCCTTGCTTGGTTTTTTCTTAATTTTCTTCTTCTCCATTCTCCCACCTCCTTGTTGAGCCTAATTCGTTATCAAATACTTCTCTTGCATCTCTGACTGTCATATGTGCCGACTTGCGTAATTCATTAACCGTCTTTGTTTTCTTCCATCCAAAGTCAACTGATGTTTGTAATATGTTCTTAACAACTTCAAAATTATCAGGTGTTATACCTTTAAGATAAGTCTTCTTACTCATTGTTGTACCTGTACCACTTGCAGGTGCTCCCTGGTTTGTCCCTCCGGGATCAGATGGTCTTCCCCTCTTTGGCTCTCCTTGAAAACTTTGTTTATTCTCTTTCTTCTGACCCATTGCATTACCTCTTCCTTTCTTCTGTGGTTTTTCTACTTCTGCTTCCTGTGCCATCATCATTGGGTTTATTATAGGATCTTTTGATACCTTGAACTCCCCTGTATGTGTTCTCTTTACTTCAAATCCCATTCCTTGCATTGTTGCCATATTTTGTATTTCGGTTGACTGTGTTTGTAGTTCTCTTAACTTGTCTGTCTCTTCTCCAGCCTTTAATCGTATTTCCCAGTCGTCTACACCTAACAAACTTGCTATTTTAGTGTAAAATGACTTACGAAGTATGTCCTGACCCCATGTTACTGCCCTGTTTGTAATCGTAACTTGTAAGCCCTCTTGTGACCATCCACTAGGCATTTCTCCATAATAAAGTGGTAAAACACCGTAAATTGCTCCAATTATCTGTCTTAACTCCTTACGAAGTGCCATAAACTCTAATTCTTTAAGTGAACCAGTAAAGTCAATCCATTGTGCCATATTCTTTCCACCCTTTTCACTTTCAACCAAAAGTGGGTGTATCATATATGGATCTTCTGTAGCTTTCTGCTCCAGCATATCCCAAGATTTTCTGAATGTTTCGTAATTACGCGAGGCAATTACTAACATACCCCTTGGGGGTCTCATCTTATCAAAATATTTTCTAATGTATTCATCCATATGTGTCAAGGACATTGCCTTTGACCAGACGGAATATATCGGTGAATAACCATAAATTAATCCTGGCTTATACTTACCTGCTTTCCAAATAACTTCTCCCTCTCCATAAATAACTCTTTTTGGTTGTGGAATACCTATAGAATAAACAGAGTTCACTTCCATTATTGCCTTTAATGCCTGAGCTCCACACTGATCACATGTATTTGATGTAAGTCGTTTATCCCTATGTTCAAATCTAGGGCAAACAAATATTTCATTTCTTTTATCATCATATCCTATTCTTCCATCACTGTCTGCTATCATTGCAACTTGTGGAGGATCAATTCTTAACATTTCTTTTATCTCTGTTTTCTTTTCTGAGATTAAACCTGTATTATCATCTACCCAATAATTCTTTAACACCAATAGATATGCATTGTCTGCAACGTCTAAATCTCTTTCAAGTTGTCTTGCTACGTCTTCTAAGGTTTGTTCGTTTGAATTTATTGATTCGTTTAACAAACCCTCAAGTATCTTTCTATTCTGTGGTATTGGTCTTAATAGTTTTATACTTCCACAACTATCACACATCACATCGTCTACAAGTGCTTTTTTATTCGCTTTATTTGTGGTTCTTCGCTTCGTTTTTGGCAATGAGTTGTCCTGATTATCTTCGTTAGATTGGAAAGGTTGCTCATCTGGGAGGTTGTCTACAAGTGGCTCATATTGGAACTCTTTTCCACAATCTGAGCATTTAAACTTCCATTTTTCGACAATTTCGAAGCCATTTTTGAATATTTCACGATTTAATGTCTCAATAGGAATTCTCAATGCATCGATATTATCTGCCAATTCGTATATCATTATCAGTGGAAATGGAAAAATTGGTAACTTTGCACCTGTATCAGTAGCCATATATGGCTGTGCAATGCTTGGTCTTGTCGTAGTATCGGTAAAAGCTTTGTCTATCGTTCCTCTACCAGTTATAAAACCCTTTAATTGATCCCATCTACCCATGTTTTAGGTTAATTTACCTGCTTAATAAACTTTGTCAGGATTTGTAATGATTTTGTCATACTTTCATTCACAAATAACCGCCTAATCATATATTTTCTTACTACTGCTATAGAAGTATAGATTGATGATATGGTCAATGCTGTGGCTAAACTATATTCTTCTATCCCACTTGTAAAATAAGGAAGAATGAATATGTTGATTGGTAAATAAATTAGAAACCCAAGAGTGATGTCAAATGCTGACTCTATGAGAGATTTCTTTCTGGAATCCTTTTTCAATCATGTACATAAAGTTATATTTAATATAAACCTTTTCGTATTATAATCAGCCCAGTAGTGTGAGTCTGCATACTCGAAAGAGAGGACTAGAGTGACGATCTAGCTGGGTTTAAACTTTAAGTATATAAACATTGACAAGATGTATGGTAGAATTAGAAATAGAAGATTATGATGAGATTATGGATTGGTTCATACTCGCATTTGGTAAAAAAGGCAAGGATCTTAGAGAGATGCCTACAAAGACAAAAAAAGTGTTTTACAAATTGAATTTTCTGGCAGAAGATAAGATAAAGGAAGAAAAACAACTTGGTATTAGGGATGAGGACGATGATTCCTGAAAAATATATGCATTATCCTGTAATGATTCTGGTAGGCATAATGATACTAGTAATTTTTATATATATGGTAGGTGTAGAGTCATCAATGGAAACTAATTGTGTAGAGCCGATTACATCATCTACAAGAATCTGTAATGAGCAATATTTTCCGAAAGTAATAACAAACTTTGGGTGGTCGGGATGAATTATGAAAAATTTGGCATTATAATCACGTTTATAATTCTGTTTACAGTATGTGGATTCATTGGAATAGCACAACTTGAACTGATTGACACACCATACATACCATCAATAACACAAGAAACATCTACCAATGCGTACTACGATTGGTGTGATAAAATGAAAATAGTGTGCTGAAATGGACAATTTTTGTATAATTGATTCCAATGAAGTTGATTTTGAGTCTAATATTAATTTGGATTTCTCTTATGCAGAAATAGACGAGTGGAAACATAAATGGGATCCTAAAAAACACGTTGACAGAAATGGTATTGCTAAGGACTGGGGTTTTGTAACATATAAGGTAGTTAACACATCTGTTAATTTTCCGGAAAATACCTTTGAAGATACTGCACTGGCAATAGCATTAAGACAGTGGGGATTCAGGACGAATGATATTAGATTTAAGAGGATAAGAGATAAAGGCATAAGAGCTGATATTGAAATGAGATTTTTAAAGAAAGATGATGATAAAATGTTCAAGGAAAGACCTAGTACTTTGGCATATGCCTACTTTCCAAATGGCACACAGATAGGTGGTGACATTACGTTCAACGATTCTGTCTTATGGTCGACAAACGGAAAACCGGTAAACGCACATAAAATTTATCCTGATAAATATCCTCCTCACACAAAAACCAAACTTAGAACTTATAACATAATTCATACCCTGCTACATGAGTGTGGTCACGCTATCGGTCTTAAACACTGCCAACAGCACAAAGACTGTATTATGTATCCGTATTATAACGGCAGAGTGGTGCTTCATAACCATGACGTTGAACGCATCCAAAAATTCTACGGCAACCGTAATCTCAAGTCACGAATCATTGACTACTTCCGTAAACGGATGATGAGAAAATGGCATTAGTGGCTGAGCGAAGCGAAGCCGAGATCCTGAAAAGGAAGACTTATATAAGATATGACGCAAACAATGTGTGTGTCAGAAGACAAGAAACGCTTAAACGAAATAAATGCGACTCTAGAAAGGTGTGTGGAACATATGGTAGAGTTGTATCACGAAAAAGAAGAGATTAAAAAAAGAATTAAAAATTGAGCAAAGTGACGTTTCAGTGTAAGAAGTGCAAATGGAGATATGACGGAGATATGGAACATTTATATATAGTAATCAAGCATAACAAGAAACATGGAAAACACTAAATGGTGGCTGTATATCGGGTTATTTATGTGCTGCACAGGGATTGGAATAATTCCTGGGATACTTATGGTGGCACTTTGGGCTTATCTGGACTATACTAACAAAAACAAAACAAATGATTCCAAATACGACAAAAACGAGTATGCAGAAACAACATTAAGGGAAGGAATATGAGTTTACCTTATTTTAAGGATAAGAATCAAAAAACTTTATTTGATATGGGGTGTGAGTGTGGTATATGTGGACATCATTCTCAGGTAGAATGTGATAAGTGTGAATGCTGCTCTAATTTTCATAAGAGGTCCGGGAAGAAATGAAATTCAAGTGTAAAACCTGTGGGTGGATTAAGGAGAATGAACCCATGATGCATGTATCTGTTAAAATATTAAAAGAAATATCAGACCATGAAAAATCACATGAGGGGGTGTAGTATCTAAATGAAAGTACAGTTAGGCGAAAACGGGAAATTTTTAAACGTTAAGGATTCATGTGCACATCCTACGTTTTATATTGTTACTTCAGGTGTCTATAAGTACGTTATTTGTCGTATTTGTGGCAAGCATATGGGTGAGTTACATGATCAAATCGTGAAAAAAGATGAAATTCAAGGCAAAGGTAAGAAGAGTAGTTGACGGGGACACGCTGGATCTTGATATTGACCTAGGTTTTCATATAACTCTGAGTGAAAGAGTTAGACTCATTGGTGTTGATACCCCCGAAACTCGCACCAGGGACCTGGTTGAAAAAGCCTCCGGTCTCAAATCTAAGGAGTTCGTGATAGGTTTTGTCGCTGATGGTAAGGTTATTATTAGGGTTCATGGCTTTGGCAAGTTTGGTCGCCCCCTTGTTGACTTATATAAGAATGATATCTGTCTGAACCAGAAATTAGTTGATTTGGGACTTGCTGCCCCCTACTTTGGTGGCAAAAGGTAATTTTTTCCGGTCTAGGTTTATATTAGGTTTGTATCTATTGTATTCCTGGTGATGATTAAAATTTCAAAATTTTCCATATGACCTTACACGACAGAAACGGACTATTTAAAGCTAGTGGAAATAAGGGCGATCAAATGCGATCAGAAGGGCGATCAAAAGGCGATCAAAAAGGGCGATCAAATGCGATCTCGGTTTGATTTATATTAGGGAAGACATAAAGTTGAGGCAATGAGTTTTTCAAAAAATTCAGATGGTGACGCTTCACAAGATGGTGTGGCAATCACCTTCAAAGGTAGGGAACTAGTCCTTACCGAAGAAACGTTGGAAAACCTCGTCAAAGGTCAGGGTAGAAAGACCTTATTCGATGGTTTTGTTGACGCAATAAAGGATGCTAGTGGTTTAAACATCACATGTAGCAAATCCTCAGGTCGTCCAATGCTCACATGGCATTTGAACCTACCTCATGGGGTAGGTGCAAATAAAGTGCAGATATTTGGTAAGGTCTATGTAATGGTTGGTGTTTCACAGAAACACTCGTCATATGATATATCTAGTCAGATAGACGGCTTAAAGGAGCTATTCCCACTAGCTACAGACAGCACAGGTGCTTAAGAACCATGTGCCAGTCTAAATCCTATCCCCCCTTCTTTTTTATAAAGGGTAATAGTAGTAGTAGAAAAAGTGTATTAATATGAAAGAAAAAAACAAACTATATGATATGTATGGTAACGAAATGGTAGATAAATCCATGCCTAGCATGAAACAAACAGAGGAAAAACCTACCAATATATCAATCGAATGTGTGATATGTTCACGTATGGTAGAGGAATTTGTTCGTATTGTTAAGGTTATTAGTGCTACACATGCTGTGATTAAGGGTATATGTTGCTATAAATGTACCATTACTCATAAATTAAACCCAAATGTGTTCCTAATTGATAAGGATAATAACGTTATTGATAGGGAAACCATTGGTCTTAACACTAACATGCCTAGATATGTAGGGTATGATGACGGCACTAAGAAAGCGTATGAAGATAGAGATAAGTATAGAAAGAGAGTAGGTAGAATTATAAAGAGGAATAATGCTTGGGGTTTAAAACCAATAACATTCAAGGAAGAAATGCAACAAAAGAAAGATAACCCACTCGATTACCTGCCACTCAAGGTAAGGCTAGAGTTGATAAGAAGATACAAGAATGGTGAGTTAAAGATAAAGAACGGTGTTGTTAAGGTGAGGATATAAATGAAAGATGATAAGATGATACGATTTAGTGACGGTAACTTCGTGGATTGGTACCAAGAATGTAATCACTTGCAAAAAGATATGTACAAGGTATTAGGACAATTATCTAATCTTGTTTTTACCGTTGATACTGCTGCAAAAAAAGTTATTCAGTATAAGATTGAAAGACTCATTAAAGTGTTAGAAAAGAATTATCCAGAATATTATAAAGGAAAAATAGGAGTTATTGATCCAGATACAGGCATTCCAAGTGAAGCTCCTCATGAGAGTGGATTATGAAAAAATGTACTCACCCTAACTTTGAGGCTATGTGTCAAGCAAGACAAGACATAGATTTTGATGATGAAAAGAGAAGATATAATAAAGATGGACACCCTGAAGTATATTATAATGATGAATGGATAACAGTAAAGAAATTGCATGAGTTATGGGGTGGCGATAGTGATATGGAATGGAAGTGTAGTGATTGTGGTAAGACAGGTAGTGATATGTATGATGATGTTAATGATATTAATCCAAACAGGAGAGTATCACAACAACCACATGGTAGTAGCACATTGTATTGTAATATGTGTCAAGGTTATGTGATACCTACCTCATTTGGTGGACAGAATGACATCTGTCCTTATCATCAACGATCATATCAATCAGAGGAAGGAACAGTCATGATGTATGATGAGTTTGATCAGAATGGTGAGGCATGGTAATGAAATACAATGAGTATTATATTTCATTTGGAGGGTTTAATCTAATAGTAGCAGAAGATGAAGATGTTGGAGATGCTGTTGACGAGTATGTAATAGCAAATGACATTGAAGAAGATATCATAGATTGGTATCAAAACGAAAAACTAACAAAAGAAGAAGTAAAGAATAGTGGCATGGCAAATTGTAGTTCTAAAGTGCAACAAGATGTATGGGGAAAGGTGTTATGAAGTTAAGAGTTAAAGATATGAATAGAATAAAAGAGATTGTTAGGTTCTTCTTAATGCAACAGAGGTTATTCAAATGAAGATAAGAGTAACAATAGATACAGATGAAGTTAGATCAGATAGTATTGAACCTCATGTCTTGGGTATAGATTGGGAAGGTGTAGCTACAATGTGGTATGGATCACCTAACTACTTCGTTACATTCAATGACGTAGAGATAATAGAATGTGATCATAAGTGTGGCACTAGACGTGTGCGTAATGATACAAAGACACTTGATTGTCATGATGAGTGTTATGATTGTGGTAAGAATATGAGTGAGGTAATAATAAATGAGTGATGATAAGAGTAAGATAGTAGAGGTCATGCCCCCTGATGCAGAAGCAATAAGAATAATAGTAAATGAATTAAGAGATAGGTGTGAAGTAATAATAAAACATAAAGATGGAACAGTATGTAATCATAAAAAGATGTGTGATGATGCAGATATATTTCCTGTTGATATACTAGGAGAGGAACAAGACTATGGCTAGTAAGATAGAAAGAGTATTACTCATAGATAAATTAGAGAAAGTAAATCATACTGTGTATAATATGCTTACAGATGTAGATGCATCAAACTACTATGATGTAGTAAGCTTGAAGATAGAAAAAGTATCAGAACAAATAGATTATATAATTAAGGTGCTTGAAGATGGCTAAACAAACAATGGAAGAAAAGGTAAAGGGTTTATTAGATGCTAAAGATGTAGTGTTTGATCATACTGAGGGTAACACCCACTTCTTTATGGGTAAGCAACACTCCAATGGTGTTAATGATCCATACGTTATAACAGCAGAGATAAGAGAGAAAGAATTAGATTGGGAGTGTAGTTGTAAGGCGTTTGAGTTTGCTGATACTTGTAAACATATTGAGTGTGCTAAAGAACTATTGATTAGACTTGAGTTAAGGACAGAGTATGATGCTCGTCTTACTTCTAATGAAGATAAACATTATCATGATGATGATGAGGTAGTAACTAAGATAAAGATAGAGAGTGATGATGACTGATGAGTGATGAATGGCGAGAGATGACAGATCATTATGATGATACCATTGATGAATTAAACAAAGAGATAAAGATGATAAAAGCAAAGCAATTAGATAATGATAAGAAGATGATAGTAATGATGTTGAATGAAGTAAAGGCTATCCTTTCCTTAAGTGTAATTAAAAGAGATGCTTTAGTTAAGTTAGAGGAAAAACTATTCAATGATTTATTATCTATACATAATATAGATAAAAAAGAACTGAGGTTGGTATCATAATGCCTATGCTATCACAAAGAATTGTTGCACAACTAGACATTGTAATACATAGGTTAAGTGAGCTTGAACGTAGGTTAATAAAAATAGAAAACAAAATAGATAACATAGATGGTAGATGGAAAGGAGATAAGAATGAATAACATAATAGATATAACAAAAAAATTGATATGGAAATATATCATAGATACTAAGTGGGGTTGGCATAGCCACATACAATGTGAGGTAGATGACATTGACGTTGAACAACTAATGACTGATAGAGCAGAAGAATATGCTCAAGGAGTGAGTGATACATATGGCTAATACATTTGTATCTACATTGTCCTTATATCTAGGCATGAATTATTTTGCTGTACACCAATTCGCAAAGCAGTCTATATATGGTCTATATGACATAGTACCTATTACCTATTACACTCATGGAACAACATGAAACAATGACCTGTGAAGCAACGACTAAGCATTTCCCTGAAAGGATAAATGCTTCTTCTGAAGTGCCACAGGCAGATGTAATGACTCCCATCTCACAAATACCAGATGACAAGGGAAATCCTATCTCTGAGCATTGGAAAGAAGCCATATTAAATGGGCTTATCGGTGCTGTGGTAGTAAATGTGAATGGGAAACCCATGTTCTTGCAACCAAAAATCAACTCAGCGAGTGGTGTGGTAGAGCAATTAGTACCTGCTGGATCACACTTCGTGAGAGATGAAAGTACGCAAGAACCACTATGGCGACTACCAGCAGTATCTGGTGGATAGAGTAAATCTATCTTGAGGACTAGTCCCAAAATCCCGATTGGTCACGTAATGACCTTTTTACTTATGGAATTAATAATGAAATGGAAATGTAATCTATGTAATATAGAACTACCAGATGATGAACTGATAGACATTAGAAAGGAACGACATAGAACCTTTCATATAAATGAGGCTATTGGTACAGATAAACCCAAGCGTAATTGGACATTTGGTAAGGTAGAATGGGTGTGCATAAAATGACAGATAAATATTATAGACCTGAGATACATACAGTACCAGATATAAATATACCAGAAGAAGATACTGTGTCTTCTCCTTTGTCTAAAATATCAGATGGTAAGACAATAAAGGTACAACTTGATAGTGATGTAGTAATACAGAAACTATCTCATGATATATATTCTAGTTGGAAGTCAGGTTTTCGTGAGTTATATAATAATGAGGCTAGGGCATGTAGGATTACAGCAAGGGATTACCCAGATGCAAACCCAGAGATACATATTACTATTGATCCAACAGAAAGACAATTAACAATAGAGGGTAAGGATTCACAGGGAATAACTGTTGAGGTGTTTGATAAGTCATTAAAAGTATTGGGTGTTAGTTCTAACTTTGATAGTAAAGAGATAGGACAGATGGGTATGGGTTTCGCAGGTTATACTATGATATTTGAGGCATTAAAGATAGAGTCTAACCCAAGAGGAGCAGATAGTACGTGGTCAGCATTAGCTGATGGTGGTATAAAGTTTGAGATACTAGGCAATCCTATCATGAAAACATATGGCACAAGACTTACAGGAACATACATGGATAAGATAACTCCTGATGATATGATAGAATGGATAAAGGTACTATCAAGATTCTCTAAGGTAAATACATTCATACATTTAACAGATGATGTAAATAATTATAATTCAGGTATGATGAAATGTGATTCATACAAGAATGGTCATCACTACTTAATGAGTGCAAGAGCAGAGTTATTAGAAGAAGATTCACATGGTAGTTATAGAGAGAGAGATAACAAAGGCTACTCGAATGATAATTTTATATCTGTGATAGTTGAAAGAGATGACTTTGATTTCTATGGTTACTTATGTATATATAATACAAGATATAATTCTATTTCATCAGAGAATCTTAAAGATGAAAAGAATCTTGTTACATTAATAGGGACACCAGTAGAAGCTGACATGGGTTATGATTTCGACAGTCTATCTGGGTACATGTTAAACATAAAAGATGAAAGGAAATACAAACCAACAACAGATAGAGATAGAATGAAAGACGAATCAATCGAAGATATAAAGGGAGAAATCAATGAGGAAATGAGAAAGGTATTCTCTAGGTTTATTCTTAAAGACACAAAGGACTACTTGGCACTACCTAAAAGAGACAAGATGGTTTATGATAGTCATGTATGGAATAATATTGGTAGGATTATTGATGATGAAACCACTTCAGATATAGTAAGGACAATGAACACAAGTTATGTTGTTCACCCAAAGAAATATTATAGAAAGTTAATAGAATTATTAAGAGAAAACAAACCATTAGTATTACTAAAGGGTTTAAGGAAAGAACCAATCTCAAGGCTTGAGAATGCTTTAGGTGATTGTAATATTATGAGGTTTAGCAACAACAGGAATAATCATGATGTTGAAACAAATGCAAGACAGATGCAAGTGTTGAGAGAGTTTGGTGTAATAATGGGTGAAGAATACATTAGGCTTAACAGGATTAAAGGTAGTAAACGTAAACTAAAGAATGAATTTGCTGATGTTTCAGTAAGACTATACTCTAGTTGGGATGCTAAAGGTTGGGGTGCTTCAAATTATAGAAATAAGTCATCATCACACCTTATATCTGAGGTAAATGCCAACAGGCATAACAGAATAATAAGAGTGTCAAAGGACATGTGGAAGAAGTGTGAGGGTATTACCTCACCATTCATTTGGGTTAGGGATAGAAAAGGTTTTGATGATGAGATAAAGACTCTTGATGCATTGTTTGATGAGTTAGATAATATAATGTTTGAAGTTAATTCAACTGAAATGTTATTCAAGGACATACCTAAGAAGAACTCAACTATAATATACTGTAATATTAAAGATGAAGATGTAGATAATATTGATTACAACCATATGCAATTTAAACTACATGAATTAGATTTAAATCCAGTTAATGATAAGTATTTTATATCACCATCTAAAGACTATGAGTTAAGCGAGTTCTTTAAGAATGTAACTAATATCACAGGCTTACTAGATATATATTCAAGGGTTAATGATTGTGTTCATCTAACAAGAGATGTAGATGAATTGGTATCAAGGGAATTAAAGGAAAGGTTATCCATTGATGGAGAACAGTTTGGTAGTTATCATAATCAAGTACCACTAGATAAGTTGATAAGATTGAATAGGTTTCGTGATGTTCTACCAGAACAACGAGAACTATACGAACTCGTAAAGATAGCCATGTTAAATGCTGATGTAGGACAGTCTATTGATATACTAAAGTTGGGATTAACTTTGGGTGGATTAGATGACGTTGATATAAGCACGTTAAGAATGAATAGGAGTGATGATTAATGAGTAAGATTATATCAGTAAGAAAAGATCATGTAGTAGTGTATCATAATGGAACTATAATGACAAAGATAAATGATTCATATAATAGATTAAAGTATGATACTTATGAGGGCAATAGAATACACTACAAGTTTGATGATGAAGCAGAGATACAGGAAACATATGATGATAGGATATTTAACTGTGTGTTAAAGGGTGAAACAATACAGGTACGTTTGGCAGAGAGTCTATGTGATACAATAAGAAACAAAGACAAGAGTGAATACATAGAATTGTTTGGGCGTGTTTATTTTCAGGTACATAAGACAGAGTTATTAAATGATTTAGTACATAATTCCTACGGGGGCAGAGTTGTTGTTGATAACAACGGTGATTTTATAATTGATAATAGATTTAAGGTTGATAGTATTGCATCTGCACATTCTCTTAAGGCTAAGATTCGTAAGGATTCATTGAAGAAAGATAATAACAGATGGTCATACTTATGTATTGTAGTGAAAGGTAATCAAAGACCTAAGAAGATTAGATCAAAGATTGGTTTGATAGAATTAGATTCTAAACTATTAGAGATATTAGCAAAGGTAGACTTTCTATTACACCCAAACCTTAAAGACAATGTGTTCATGGGACAGTTAGATACATGGTTAGCAAAGACATTGATAGCAGAAGCAGAGGTGAATGTAGTATAGACTTACCTGATACCCAACTAGGTGTTCTTCTCGTTAAAGGAAAAATAATTATCTCAGGTACTAGAGATAGTAAGAGTTGGAAGACAATAATTAGTGAAGATAATAAGTCATTGAATATAGTTATCTATGGTGATAATAAACTTACTCCATTCTCTACTTTTAAGTTAGATAAAAAAGAATTAGGTGTGATAAAATGAAAGGACAAATAAAATTATCAGATATTAAATCATATGACCTGAGAAGATATACAATACAATACAATCAAGATGAGTTAGAACAGATGGCACCAGATAAGATACATGACTGGGGTGAATACATTGAGATGAATGACGAGATGAAAGTGTTAAGAGAGAGAATAAAAAAAGCAACACTACCATATCTTATTGAGGGTGAGAGTGGTATAGGAAAAACATTAATGATATTTACATTAGCAAAAGAATTAGGTTATGCATTAGTTGTTATAAACTGTGGGGATAACACAAAGGAAAGAGATCTCTTTGGCTCTCCACAGATAGATGGTAATGGTTCCTATTGGAACGCAGGTAAGTTAGCACTAGCCTACAAGGGATTAAGATTATATAAGAAAGTTATTATCTTCTTTGATGATTTAGGTAATCTTCCACCAGAGATACAACTGCAACTACTATCATTATGTGATAGAAGAAAATCCATTGACGTAGCTGGTCAGGTATTACATGTAGGTGAAGATGAGAAACTTATGGTAGTAGCTACTACTAACCCACCAATATATCTAGGTGTCAATCCAATAACACAATCATTAAGGTCTAGGTTAATAGGGGAATCAAGACCACATACTACAAGAGAAATGAATAAGAAGATATTAAACTGGAAAGGTATACCCATTGATACAGTACAGTCACCATTACTTACAATGGCATACAATACTCATGACCTTGCAGTAAAAAATCATATCACTTACGTGTTATCACCCAGAGATATAGAACAGTTCATAGAGATATACAATGATAATGATTCGTTAGGTATTAAACAAGAGGATAATATTATACAATGCATAAAGCAAACTATACTGATAAAGTATACTGACCTTACTGAGAAAGAAACAATCAAGGAAAGGTGTAAGGAAACATTCGGTGTGGAACTATGAAGTTGTACACCACATTCAAACAGCAGATAGGGTGTTCAATATGACACTAACAGAGACACACTATGAAGACCATAGTATGAAGATATGGTTGTTATGTTGTGATATAAGGAATATACAAGTACCAAACGCATTTTGTGAGAAAGAGTTGATTAAGGTAAAATCTGCGTTAGTTGAACTATTAACACAGTTAAAGACTCATAATAATGATTCTTTTGGAAATTCACTTAATGGTGAAAGGAGATGGTGGTGTCCAGAGGTAGTACCAAACAAACACGATAAGCAAGGTTTTACTATTTCAAGGAGGGAATCGAAATGACTTGTGTATGCGAATGTCCTGATGGATTAGTTGTAGATAGAGATACAAATTGTCCATGTGAATGTCATTGGGAGGAATCGAAATGACTGAATTAGAATATTGTGTCGATTGTAAAGAAGTTGGTATTACTGACTCAGAAGTTGTTTTTAGATGTGATGTTTGTGATAAGTGGCTTTGTGGTGATTGTGGATTAAGCCTAACCAGTGGTGTAGACACTTTTCTAGGTTACCAAAGAGTAAACAAAGGAGAGCGGATGTGGCTTTGCCATGAGTGTGATTATAAAAGACCACAACGTGAAAAGGAGTTGGATAGGTAATGACTACGAGGAATCGAAATGACTAACATAAACACCTACAAACATCTGTCAGTAGATCTAATTGAAGAACAGATTGATAAGAACATTGAATACTTAGAGAACGAAATAAATAAAATGGAAAAACGTGAAAGATTCTCTAACATGAGTAGCCATGACGCTTATCTTTTTGGTAGAAAAATAACCAAGCTTGAATCATTAAAAGATTTGAAAAGTGATCTATATGGTCTTGATCTAATGAAAGAATGCAAGAGAATTGAGGAATCGAAATGAAAGATTGTAATAGATGTAATGGATCTGGTCTTAATAGACATGGAACATTCTACTGTCCTAAATGTTTAGGATCAGGAGAGGAATCAAAATGACAGATGAAGATCACTTGCCAAAGATATGCCAAGCAGAACTAGATGATGATGATGGTATATGTGGAGAGGACATTGAACATATCCATAGAATGTATAGAAGCATGGGTTTCTGTGAGAAACATTGGTGTGAAAATGCTGACGCATTATGGGAAGAATTTTGTATGACAAGAGAGGCTTGTAGATGAACAATACAGCTAGTGATGAAGAAAAACTTTGTGTTAAATGTTGGGAGTTTAACCCACCACTAAATGATGATGACATCTGTAAAGATTGCGAAGCC